GGCTACAACATCAAGGCCGTCAAGATCACGATCGAGGAGGATGTGATGGACGCTCTTGACACGGCCCGCATCGACCTGGCCGATCACCCGCTCTACAAGCAGCTGCAGCAATACGTCAAGGCCAACCCGAGGTAAGCCGCTCGTGCCCATCGCCACACCACCCGGCCTGCTCGTCGGCACCATCGAGCCCCGCGATGCCATCGCTGCATTCGAGCAACGCAAGCTGCTGCAGCCCTCATTCCGCTGGCAAGACGTCTGGCAAGAGGAGCACACACGCGCGCTGGCCGTGGCCGGTGTGCAGCGGCTGGATGTGCTGCAGGTGTTCGAAGAGGCCTTCAAAACCAAGTTCGCGCAAGGCGGCACGCTGGCCGACTTTGCCAAGGCCGTGCGGCCTGAGCTGGCCGCCAAGGGCTTCTGGGGCGATGTCGAGATCACAGACCCGGCCACGGGCGAGAGCCGCATCACGCGCTTTGATAACCGCCGCCTGCAGCTGATCTATGACGTCAACGTACGCCAAAGCTATGCCGCTGGCCAGTGGGCCCGCATCGAGCGCAACAAGGCGCGCATGCCCTTCATCATCTACCGCACGATGGATGATGACCGCGTGCGGCCCGAGCACGCGGCCTGGAACAACCTGGTGCTGCCGGTAGACCACCCATTCTGGCAAGCGCACTTCCCCCCGTGCGGCTGGCGCTGCCGCTGCAAGGCATTCGCCCTTGACCAGGCGGGCATTGATCGCCTCAAGGCAGCCGGCAAAGTCCTCCAGTTCGATGCCCCGCCTGAGCAGCTGATCAACTACGTCAACCCGCGAACTGGCGAGGTCGCGGCAGTGCCCAAGGGCATCGACCCCGGCTTTGCCTACAACCCCGGCAAGGCCCGCGACGAGCAGCTGCACGAGCAAACGCTGCGCAAGGCCTGGGCGGCCTCGCCGCTGTCTAGCGCCGTGGCTGTGGCGCAAGCCACTTTCGCAAGGCAAGAGATGGTGACCGCTGCCGCGGCGCAGTTCGGGCCTTGGGCCACGCGCATCAGCCAGGCTGTTGAAGCGGGCAGCTTTCAGCGTGGTGGCGTGCTGCAGGCCGTCACGGCCTTGTCGCCGCAAGCGGTGCGCGCACTGGCCACAGCAGGCGTGCGCCCGGCCAGCGCCGTGGTGGGCATGTGGGATGCCGACATGGCCAAGGCTGTGGCCGGTGTCAGCGCGGCCGACCTGGCTGTGATGGGGCGCCTGCCTGTATTGATGGAGCGGCCCAGCGCCATCCTGGTCGGGCCTGGCAACACGCTGCTCGTGCTGATCGAGCTGCTCGGCGCAAGCAAGGCCGATGCAGTGCTGGCCGTGGGCCTGGATGTGCTGGTACAGCAGCCCGGCGCCACCGACCTGCTCAATCTGGTGCGATCACTGCAGGTCACCACCTGGGCCAAGGTGCGGCGCAACAAGCAGCTCAAAGAGGTGTGGCGCCGTGGCTGATGTGTTGCGCGTCAATGTGATCAGCCGCGCGGTGGATGAGATGCTGCTGCGCGCCATCGATGTGCTCGATCACCCCAACGCCTTGCTGCGCAGCATGGGCGGCGTGCTGGAGCGCAACATCCAGCTGCGCTTTGAGACCAAGACAGATCCTGCTGGCGTGCCGTGGCAAGCGCTGGCAGAATCCACGCTCAAATCGTATGAGCGCAAATACGGTGGCTCGATCCCTGGTAGCCTCTTGGAGCGCAGCAGGCACATGCGAGACAGCCTGGCCAGCCAGGTGTTTGGTGGTGTGCTCGAAACAGGCTTCAGCGAGTCCTACGCTCAATATCATGAGACGGGCAGCAAAGATGGCAAGCACCCGCCCCGCCGCGGGCTGCTGTTTCTGAACTGGCAAACGGGCCAGCTCAGCCCTGCCGATGAGGCCGACCTGGTCGCCGACATCGAGAGCTTCCTTGCAAGCGGTTTCTAAACCCGTTTAACTTCCCCGCAAGGCCGCGTCGTCAGAAACTGGCGACGCTATGAAAACACAGCCCCTCACCAAGCCCACGCAAGTTGCACTGCTCAGCGCCATCGCTTTGGATAAAGCTGGCGATGTGCAGCTGCTGCCAGCTGGTGAGTTCAAGGCACGTGATGGCCGGCCAGGCCCGGGAAAGTTTTGGAGGGTCAGCGATGCGCAAGGCGTAACACTCGCGGCCGAGTTGACGCGCATTGCCGCGCTCTCGGCCTTCACCTTTGACTACGAACACCAGACGCTGCACGCCCTCAAGAATGGCCAGCCAGCGCCTGCCTCGGGCCGCGCCACGCAGTTCGAGTGGCGTGCAGGCAAGGGCCTGTATGCACTCAACGTCAAGTGGACAGCCAAGGCCCAGGCCTATATCGATGCAGAGGAGTACCTCTACATCAGCCCGCTCATCCAGTTTGATGAAGCTGGCAACGTGACTGGCGTGCTCAACGCTGCCCTGGTCAACACCCCCGCACTGCTCGGCATGGAGGCGCTCGTTGCGGCGCTCCAGGCCGATCTGCTCGCCGCCCTCTCTCAACAACGCACACCGGAGCCCGGTATGAATCTGCTGCAAATGCTGATCGCCGCCTTGTCCCTCAAGGCTGACACCAACGAAACCGAGGCGCTGTCTGCCGTGGCCGCACTCAAGGCCCGCGCTGATGCGCAACCCGTCATCCCGCAGCCGCTGGCCGCGGCGCTGTCGATCAAGGCTGATGCCGATCTGTCGGTGGCCGTGAGCGCCATCGAGGGCCTGCAAGAGCAAGCCAAGGGCACCAGCAACACCACGCTGTCCACCATCCAGGCGCTGCAGGCGCAAGTGGCTGAGCTGTCGAGCAAGACCACGGCCAGCGCCGTCAAGACCTTGGTGGACGACGCCCTCAAGAGCGGCAAGCTCGTTCCCGCCATGCAGGCCTGGGCCACTGAGCTGGGCAACAAGGACATGGCTGCGCTCAGCAACTACATCGCCGCAGCCCCCGTGCTGCCGCTGGGTGCCACCCAAACCGGTGGCAATGACCCTGGCGCGGGCGGCGGCGACAAGGCCGCGCTCAGCGCTGTCGAGGCCGATGTGCTGGCCCGCATGGGCTTGAGCAAAGAGCAGTACGACAAGGCCGCTGCCTGAGCAGGTAGCGCACGCACACCACATCAACGGAGTCACCACACATGACCGCTACCACCGAAGGTCGTCAGACCAAACGCCGCGACGGCCGGCAGTTCTCGTTTGGCCTCGCCGCCGCAACCAAGATCCCTGTTGGCGTATTGGCCGCCATCGCCTCCACCGGTTTCATGGTCAATGCCGCGGCGGTTGCCACGCATAAGGTGGTTGGCATCACCGAGTTCGATATCGACAACAGCGCGGGCGCTGATGGCGCGGTCAAAGGCAGCGTACGCCGTGGCTGCTACCAGTTCGCCAACAGCGCGGGCGCTGATCAGATCACGCTGGCCAACGTCAACGATATGGCCTATGTGGTTGACAACCAGACGGTGGCCAAGACAAGCGCAACCAACACGCGCCCTGTGGCCGGCAAGATCGTCGATGTGGACGCTGACGGCGTCTGGATCGACATCTAAAGCCACCCCGCCACCACCTCATCCAGCAGGAGCTCAGCAATGATCATCAATGCGGCCAACATGGCCATCCTCAACCAGTCGTTCAACGCCGCCTTCAAGGGCGCGTTCGATGTCGCTGCGCCCATGTCCGGCCGCATCGCGATGACGGTGCCCTCCACCACCAGCGAAGAAAAGTACGGCTGGCTGGGCATGAGCACCACCTTTCGTGAGTGGCTGGGCGAGCGCCAATACCAGGCCCTCAAAACGCACAGCTACTCGATCAAGAACAAGCGCTTTGAAAACACCGTTGAGGTGGACCGCGATTCGATCGAGGACGATCAATACGGTGTGTTCTCGCCGCTCATGTCGCAGCTCGGCCAGGACTCGGCCCTGCACCCTGACGAGCTGGTGTTCAGCCTGCTTCAACAGGGCTTCAACACCGCTTGCTACGACGGCCAGTACTTCTTCGACACGGACCACCCGGTGGGCCTGCCGGGCAAGGTGGCATCGGTCAGCAACTTCCAGGGTGGCACCGGCTCGGCCTGGTATCTGCTGGACATGCGCAAGATCATCAAGCCGATCATTTTGCAAAAGCGCCGCCCCTACAACTTCATCGCCAAAGACAAGCTGGACGACGAGGACGTGTTCAAGAAAAACACTTTTGTGTACGGCGCCGACGGCCGCTCGAACGTGGGCTTTGGCATGTGGCAGTTTGCCTACGGCTCCAAGCAGCCGCTGGACAAAACCGCCTACGCCGCAGCGCGCTCCGAGATGGGCAGCTTCAAGGCCGACAACGGCAAGCCGCTGAACGTGATGGGCAACCTGCTGCTGGTGCCGCCCAACCTCGAAATGGCCGCGCTCGAAGTGATCAAGCAACAGCGCGGGGCCAACGGCGCAGACAACGTGTACGCCAACACCGCTGAGGTGCTGGTCTGCCCCTGGCTGTCCTGATCAGCCAGGCCGCAACGCAAACCACACCGGAGATATCAGCAATGGCTACCATCAAAAACACGGGCAAAGCGGCGGCAAGCGCCGGCTCCACAGAGGCGATCAAGGTGCTGTGCGCCAGCGAGGGCTTTCGCCGCGCAGGCCACGCCTTCGGCCCCGAGGCCAAGGTCATCAAGCTGGCCGACCTCACTGCCGAGCAGCTCGATGCCATCGAGAGCGAGTCCCGCTTGATCACTGTGCGCACCACGTTCGAAGAGCCCGCAGCCTATGAGGCTGCAGGCGCCGCCAAGACCTGAGCCTGGAGGGGCGAGAGGCGCTGCCATGTTGCAGCAGAGGCCTTGTTCAGCCGCAGCCAGTGGGAGCCTGGCACCTATACACCACGCCGCGAAGGCATTGAAGCAACGCCCTTGTCGGGTCTGCGTTGTGGAGCCTGGGAACCGACTCAACCTGTGAACCTCTGACGGGGGTGGATAGCAGGGGATGTGTTGGGTTTAAACCCCCGTCAACTTCAGAGCCATTACATGCCCCACAAAACCCAAACCCTTGAGCAGTACCTGGTCGATGCAGCCAAGGCCGGCGCGATCGATCACAGCTTGCGCGTGCGCCTGCAATCTGATGGTGGCTGCACCTTCTACATCCACCCATCTGGCCGCGATGGCCAGACGCTGGACTTTGTCGTTGGCGGCAACAGCGTGAGCTGCACCAATGTGTGCGGCCAGCCCGTGCCAGCCATCGGCGCCACCCACGTTTGACGAGCGGCCCCTCCATGCCCTACGCCACCCGCGCCCACATGGAGCTGAAATTCGGTACCGCCGAAGTTGAGCAGCTCACCGACCTGGCATTGCCAAGGCTGGGTTCCACCAATGCGGCTGTGCTTGATCGCGCCCTGGCTGATGCCAGCGCCTGGATCGATGGCTACCTGGTCGGCCGCTACAGCGTGCCAGTGCTTGATGCGGGTGCGCAGCAGCTGCTGTCCATGCACTGCTGCAACGTGGCCCGCTACATGCTCATGTCAGCGCAGGCTGACGAGGCCGTGACCAAGATGTACGAATCGGCCGAGCGCTATTTCATGGCCATCGCCAAGGGCACCATCAATCTGATCCAGCCTGCCGACGTGCCTGCACCAGCAGGCGTGGGCGAGGTTGAGTTCAATACCGGCACCAAGCACTTCGGGCGTGATCCAGCCTGGCGGGATTGCTGACATGGCCAACGCTGACTTGCTCGCTGATTACCTGTTCATTGGCTCGCGCATTGAGGCCCGCCTCAAGAGTGAGGTGAGCGGCCTGGCGGTGCGCGGCATCGAGCTGCTCGCGCAAGCCACCGAGGCCAATGTGCGCACGCTCGATGCCTTCGTGCTGTACGAGCAAGACCTGTTCACCGATGCGGCTGGCCGCGGCGCGAGCCAGTTGGTCGACCAGGTCTGGACGGTGCTGCTGGCCATGCGCAACGCCAGCCAGGTGGACCCTGCAGCGCGCAACCACCAGGCAGGGCCGTATCTGTCAAGCATTCACAAAGCCCTGTCGGGCTGGGCGCCTGAGGGCACCACGCGTGCCTTCAAGCGCATCAATGGCCGCAAGGCCACCTATGGCGGCAACACCGCGCTGTACCCGCTCACGTTTTCGATCACTCTCAACATCTGATAGGAGCCCAACATGCCCGGTTTTTCTGGTCAAGGCATCGTGTCCATCGCTGAGCGTCAGGCCAATGGCCTGCCCGGCATCTTCTCTGACTTCGGCAACTGCGACACCTTCGAGCTGGGCTTGACCGAAGAGACGGTCGAGCGCGCCGAGTCAATGACCGGCCAGCGCTTGCCCTACCGCAAGATGACCAAGTCGCGCGGCGGCACGCTCAAGCTCAAGGGCGACGAGTTCAACAGCAAGAATTTTGCGCGCGCCGTGATTGGCAAGATCATCGATGTGGCTGCAGGCTCTGCCGTGGTCGGCCATGTTTTGCCTGCTGGCATGGTGGTGGGCGACGCGTACGCGCTGCCGGGGAAAAACGTCACGGCCAACACCGTGACGATCAAGGATTCGACGGCCACGCCCAAGACCTTGACGCTCAACACGCACTACAGCTTTGACCCGCTGTCTGCTGAGATCCTGTTGCTCAACCTCACCGCGGGCGGGCCTTACACGCAGCCCTTCAAGGCCGACTTCACGCCCGGCGCGTATCGGGCGATCGGGGCATTCCAGGATGTGTCCAAAGAGTTCTTCATTCGGCTCAAGGGTATCAACACAGACACCGGCGAGCGTGGGATCTCTGACGTGTACCGAGTCAAGATCAGCCCGACCAAAGCGCTGTCGCTGATCAACAGTGACTTCCTGGACTTCGAGCTCGACTGCACCGTGCTGGCCGACCTGACGCGTCAGACAGCCGACGCTGGCGGCCAGTTCTACGGCTTCTATACGGCACCCGCCGCCTGACCTGAGCCACTCAAGCCATGACCACGAACAACTCGCCCCTCTCCCTGCGTGACTTGGTTGCTGCCCCGGTGGCCATCACGGTTGGCTCAGTCCAACTCGACATCCAGCCGCTGAGCTGGTGGGCCTCGGTAGATGTGATCGACGCGATCGCGCCCGCCCTGGCCACCATGCCTCAGCCCCCCGCCGAGGGCGCCAGCATCGACGCCACCGAGTGGCTGCTGTGGGTCTCGGGCAACCGCAGTGCCGTGGTGACATTCGCCACCCTGGCCAGCGGCCAGGATGCCGACGTGATCAAGGCTTTGCCACCTGGTGCGCTAGTCGAGTTGGTGTTCGGCCTGTTCGAGGTCAACGCTAATTTTTTTCTCGCGAGCCTGCCCGCCTCGATCGCGCGCCTGGCCGATCGGATGGGCGGGCTCAAAGACCGCGTCGCGCAGACGGTGGCAGCCTCACGCTTGTCGATGTCTGGCAATACCTCATCCAGCGCGGCCACCGCTACGCCGACCTGATCCACTACACGCCCCGGCAGACCTTCGCCTTCTTCAGGGCCGCTGGCGCCCTGGACAAGAGCAAGCGTCTGCAGGGCCTGGCCGATGCGCGCATCGCCCAGTACGGCGTTGAGGACTACCGCAAGGCCCTGGCCTCGATCAAGGACCCCGCATGACCGCCGAAGCCAAGATCCGCATCTCAACCGATGGCGCGCAAGCGCTCAGCCTGCTGCGCAGCATGCGCGAGCAGTTTGCGCAAACGGTAAAGATGGCGCCAAGGCTGCTGATGCGATCGACACGCAATGGCAGGCCGCCACGGCGCGCATTGCAGCGGGGCTCAACCAAGTCAGTGGCATCAAGCGCGAGCTGTCCACGCTGGGTACGGGCGCGCTGTCAGGCGCCACAGCCGAGGCTGGCCGCTTTGCGGGCAACCTGTCGTCTGCGCGTGCTGCGGCTGTGCAGCTGGTTGCGGCGCTGGCCGGTGCTGAGACGGCCCGAAAGGGCGCTGAGCTGGCCGACGCTTACTCAGGCATGACGGCCCGGCTTGGCATTGCCACCAAGAGCCAGACCGAGTTCAACCAGGCAATGGCCACGGCGCAGCGTCTGTCGGCACTCTACGGTGGCAGCCTCAATGCCACGGCCGCATCATTCACGCGCACGCTGTCGTCGATCAGGCCACTCAATGGCACGATCCGTGAGGCGACCAACGTGACCGAGGCGCTGCTGGCATCGCTCAAGGTCAGTGGCGCATCGGCTGAGGAGTCATCTGCCGCCGTCCTGCAGTTCGGCCAGGCGCTGGGCAAGGGCGCCCTCAATGGTGACGAGTTCAACTCTGTTGCCGAGGCTGCACCTCGCTTGCTGTCTGCGCTGGCTGATGGTCTGGGTGTGCCTACCGCTGCGCTTAAAGAGATGGGCGCGCAGGGCCAGCTCACCACCGCCAAGATCGTTCAGGGTCTGACCCGCGCATTGCCCCAGTTGCGCCAAGAGGCCGCATCGATCCCTATCACTATCGGCGCCGCGGTGCAGCAGGTCAACAACCAGCTGCTGACGTATGTGGGCCAGGCGTCCAAGGCATCGGGTGCCAGCCAGGTGGTCGTTGACAGTCTGCGCGCCATCGGCGACAACATCGGGCCGCTGATCACGGGCCTGACCACCCTGGTTACCCTGGTGGGTGTGACGTATGTGGGCAAGCTGGCTGCCGGCGCAGCCGCAGCGATCGAGTTCGCCATCCAGCAGCGCGTACTGGCTGCCGCTGCCGCATCGGCTGCAGCCGAAATGGGCATGGTTGGCGCAGCTGCTGGCACGCTCACATCGGCCATTGCAGGCCCGATCGGCCTGGTGGTGGCGCTGGGTGCTTTGGCTGCTGGCTGGATCGCCCTGGGTGCAGCCAAGAACAAAGCCGCTAAGGATGCGCAGACGCCTGATGATCTGCGCAAAGAGCGCGCAGACATCCAGGCTCAGCTTGATCAACTCAACGCGCGCCGTAAAGCCGGCAAGGTCAACGCATCCGATGGGGCGGACGAAGCGCGTAGCCTCGACCGCCAGCTCGCTGCCCTTGATGCTCGCTTGGCTCAGATAGAGCAGCGCAAGGCAGATGAGCTGCGCATGTCGGGTGGTCCGCGTGGTGGCAGCACGCAGGACCAGCTCCTGGATCCAGCGACCATCCAGTCCATCGAGAACGAGTTCAAGACACGCGACTCGATCGAGAAGGGCTTTCGGGCCAAGCGCGACGCCTATACGCTCGCCAAAGACGCCGAGATCAATATGGCCCGTGCCCACGGCACGATGGACCAGGTGCAGCAGCTCGAAGCGCAAAAGACCGCTGTGCTGGCCAAGCTTGAAAAGGAGCGGCAAAAGGCGCTCAAGGATCTGGACAAGGACGGCGAAGTCTCCCGCCTGGCTCAGGCCCGCGACACATACGACAAGCAAGCCGCCCTGCAGGCCGATTCGCTGCAGCGTGCTGCCCAGACAGCGCGCCAAGCTTATGACGATGGCTTGGTCTCATACAAGGCCTACCTGGCTGACCGGGCCGCCGCTGAAGACCAGGCCAATGCTGCCGAGGTGGTGGCGCTGCAAAAGCAGCTTGTGGCACAGCAAAGGGCACTGGCCGAGAACCGCGCCCAACGCGCCGACACAGCCAATGAGCGCGCGGGCGCTGACGACGCGATCGCCAAAGGCCTGGACACCATCCAGAAGCTCGAAGTTGACATCGAGAAAAAGAAGCGCGACCAGGTCGACGCCGCACGTGCCCGCCGGCGCGAGGAGGCCCAGATCGTGGAGGAGCTGCGCAAGCAGCGCGAAGAGACCGACGCCATGCTAGCCAAGGCCACCGGCGCCGAAACGCCCGACTCGGTGACACGATCGGTACGCAAGCAGTACGAGCCCCAGCTCAAGGCAGCCCTGCAAAACGACCAGGACCCCGCGCCCCTGCTCAAGCTCATCGATGTCGAAACCGAGCGCGCCAAGTTCGATCTGCTCGTGCGCCAGTTCCAGGAGCGGCGCGATGCGCTCAGCTCGGCCGAGTCGGCTGTCACGGCCCAGCGTGATGCTGGCCTGATCACCGAGTCGCAAGCCGAGGCGCGCATCCTGGAGCTGCGCCAGCAGTCCGTTCAGGCCCTGCGTGATGGCGCTTCGGCGATCGCTGATCAGTCCAATAAGCTGGACGAGGTGGCTGGCAAGCCCCAGCCCAAAGAAGCGCAGACCGCACGTACTGCCGGCACCGATGTGACCAAGGTGGCTGACGTTCGCACCGAGTTCGAGAAGACGGCCAAGTCCTCGGCCATGTCATCCATCAGCACCGAGCTGACCAATATCCTGGATGGCTCCAAGAAGGCCAGCGAAGGCCTGCGGGACATGGTCGGCAACTTCGCCAAGTCCATGCTGGACCTGATTGCAAAAAAGCTGGGCGAGCAGCTCGTCACCTCACTTTTGGGCAGCGGCGGCGCGGGCGGGGCGGGCGGCTCATCGAGCGGCGGCTGGGTGCAGGCTGCCGCGTCTTGGGCGGCCACGTTCTTCCACTCGGGTGGTGTGGTGTCGTCAGGTGGTGGCGTGCGTAGCATGCCCACGAGCACCTGGGCAATGGCGCCTCGCTACCACACGGGTGGCATCGCCGGGCTTGCGCCGGGCGAGGTGCCCGCGATCCTCAAGGCCGGTGAGGAAGTGCTGACTGCCGATGACCCACGCCACATCAAGAACATGAGCAGCCAGAACGGCGGCATGTCAGTCACCACACAGATCAACATCTCCGGCGCTGCCGGTGGCGAGTCTGACCAGGCCACAGCAGCCGGCGATCTGGTGGCCACGATCACCAGCGTGGTCGACGCCTGGGCCGTGAAGAACTCGCGGCCGGGTGGCATTTTGTCGGGGAGCCGATCATGAGCCTGCCTGTATTTGATTGGGTCGAGTCGCCCGGCACATCCAAACGCTCCGAGGCACTGGTCATCAGCACCAAGTTCGGTGATGGTTACGGCCAGGACGCCCCTGCGGGCCTCAATGAGCGCATGCAGGTGTGGTCCTACCAGGCCAGCAACATCGACGTTGAGGTGGCCGATGCGATCGAGGCCTTTCTGGAGGATGGCTTGGGCTACAAGCGCTTTGCTTGGACGCCACCTCGCAAAACGGTGGCCCTGACATTCAAGTGCACGGCTTACAGCTACACGCTGGGCGATGTAGTGGGACAGGCCTCCATCAGCGCCACGTTTGAGCAGGTGTTTGAGGCTTGATATGACCATCGCCATCGAGATCAGCAAGCTCACACACGACGCCATCATCGAGCTGTTCGTGATCGACGCCACTGTGCTGGGCGGAACCGTGATGCATCTTCATGCGGGCACGAACAAGCTCTCGCAGTCTGTGGTGTGGCAAGGCCAGGCTTACGACCCGTTCCCGATCGTGGCCGAGGGCTTCGAGCGCAACAGCTCAGGCCCGTTCCCACGGCCGACGCTCAAGGTCTCGAACGTGTACGGCCTGGTGGGTGCCCTGGTACGCGACCTCAAGGGCCTCAAGGGCGCGAAGGTCATCCGCAAGCGCACGCTGGCCAAGTTCCTGGATGCAGTCAACTTTCCTGGCGCGGTGAACCCCACGGCTGACCCCAGCGCGCACTACCCGGACGACATGTGGTTCATCGACCGCCGCGCCAGCGCCGACCGTTCGGTGGTGGTCTTCGAACTCGCCAGCCCGATGGACGTGGCCGGTGTGATGCTGCCCCGCCGTCAGGTGCTTGCCAATGTGTGCGTCTGGGCTTATCGCGGCGCTGACTGCGGCTACACCGGGCCAGCCGTGGCCAAGGCAGACGACACATTCACCAGCGTGCTGGCGCAAGACGCTTGTGGCCACCGGCTCAGCTCGTGCCGCCTGCGCACGTGGCCCAACAACGAGTTGCCGTTCTCGGGGTTCCCGGGGGCGGGCTCCATCCAGGCGCTTTGATATGGACAAGATCATCATTACAGCTGAGCTGGGCGACGCCATCTTGGCTCACGCGCAAGAGGCTTTCCCGGCAGAGTGCTGCGGTCTGGTTGTGGCCACCAGCGCCGGGCCCGGATACGTGCCATGCCGCAACGACGCCGCAGCCGACCTGGCGCAAGACCACTTTGTGCTCCACCCTGATGACTGGGTAGCTGCCGAGGACCGTGGCACCGTGCTGGCCATCGTGCACAGCCACCCCAACGCCAGCGCTAACCCGACCGATGCCGACCTGGCCATGTGCGAGCGCACGGGCCTGCCCTGGATCATCATCGGCTACCCATCAGGCGTGATCACCCAGACGCTGCCCAAGGGCCAGCGCCTGCCGCTGGTCGGGCGCGTGTTTCACCACGGCGTGGTCGATTGCTATACGCTGGTTCAGGACTACTACCACGAGCGTTTGGGCATCGACCTGCCCGACTTTGAGCGCTCAGACGAGTGGTGGAAGCGTGGGTCCAATGGGGAGCCTGGCCAAAACCTCTATCTGCGCGGCCTGGAGCGCGCCGGCTTCGTCGTCATGGGCTCGCCCCAAGATGTGGAGCCCCAGGCTCACGACATGATCTTGATGGCCATCCTGTCCGACCAGCCCAACCACGCTGCGGTGATGGACGGCGAGCGGCCTGGCCTGATCCTGCACCACCTCTACGACTCACTGAGCAAGCATGACGTGTGGGGCGGCTCGTATCGTCGGCACGCCACCCATGTCTGCCGCCACCGCCTCGTGATGGAGCGCAACCATGACTGATCTAATTGGAACCGAACAACTGCGCGAGGTGCGTTTGTATGGGCACCTGGCCCAGCGCTTTGGCCGCGTGCACCACCTCGCTGTACGCAGCTGCCGCGAGGCGGTTGAGGCGCTCAAGCACATGCTGCCTGGCTTCGAGGCGCAGGTGCTCAAGCACAACCGGCCTGGGTACCATGTTTTTGGTGGTGAGCGTAAGGTTACCTGCAACCTGGTGCTGAGCGCACGCGCCGAGGCCTACCAGGTCCTGCGTGATTTCGCGGCGATCTTCCGAGGCATGGTCTACTGGGGCAACAGCAC